AGGGCGCACAGCCTGTCTAAATGAACCCCCAAGAGTTCATCAAAAAAGCGAAGGAATACCTCCCAACTGCAACCCTTGAGCAAAGCGGAACCTTCTATAAGAATCTCCTAGAAAAAAATTTTGATAAACGACTGATTGCAGAACTGGCAAAAGAAGATCGCTGGTTCCTGCTTGTTGTCCTTCTCAATCGTAAGGACGCAGTCCACCCTTGGCTTTACGACAGATGCAGAGAAGTTGAGAGAAACCCAGATGGTCGTCTGGACTTGTGGGCGCGTGGTCACTATAAGTCCACAATCATTACATACGCTGGTGCGATTCAGGAGATACTGAGAGACCCGAATATAACGATAGGGATATTTTCTCATACCAGACCTATTGCGAAAGGGTTCCTCAAGCAGATCAAACGCGAGTTTGAGATCAACGACTTCCTTCGGGATTTGTTTCCAGAAATTTGTTACGCAAATCCTCGTCAGGAATCTCCACAGTGGGGTGAAGACGCTGGGATTATTGTTAAGAGGAAATCTAACCCGAAAGAGGCCACGGTCGAAGCATGGGGATTAGTGGATGGGCAACCCATATCCCGTCACTACGATCTCCGTATATACGACGACGTGGTAACCAGAGACTCGGTCAACACGCCAGAGCAGATCGCAAAGACCACGGAGTCGTTAGACCTCTCCCAGAACCTCTCAGGCGGCGCGAACAGAGAATGGTACATCGGAACAAGGTATCACTACGCAGACACTTACCGGGAACTGATAGATCGTGGAACCGAATCCCGTATCTATCCAGCAACCGAAACCGGAACACCGGATGGCTCCCCAATTTTACTCTCTGAAGAAGAGTGGGCTAAGAAAAAGTCGTCAATGGGGCAGTACGTTTTGGCTTGCCAGATGTTGCAGAACCCTATCGCGGGGTCAGACCAAGTATTCGATCCAGAGTGGATACGAAGAATAGAGATTCGTCCACGGATTCTGAATATCTACATTCTTTGCGACCCAGCGCATTCAAAGAAAAGTTCATCCGACAGGACTGCTATCGCAATAATTGGGATAGATCACGCATTCAATAAGTTCCTTCTTGATGGACTTTGTCACAGGTTGAATCTCAAGGAACGCTGGCAGGCGTTAAGCAGATTTCGCCAGAAATGGCTTCGTCAGACCGGAGTTCAGACAGTGAAAGTCGGGTATGAGCGGTACGGGAAAGACTCCGACATCGAGCATTTTAAAGAGATGATGAAAATAGAGAACAACTATTTTCCCATCCAAGAATTGGCGTGGCCGAGAGAAGGGCCGGGTTCGAAACGGGATCGCGTTCAAAGGCTACAGCCCGACTTTGAGAACTGGAGATTCTTTCTGGCCCCGTCATCAGATTCCCTAACCTCACGACAGAAGAGGGCATTTGAGCAGGGAGACGGTTCGCTTATCGTCCGACCGATCAAGCAGAAAGATGAGGGAGGAAGGCTATACGACCTTGTCCAAAGGATGATCGACAACGAATACAACCTGTTCCCAGCGGTTCACGTCGATATGTTGGATGCAATGTCGCGCATCTACGACATCGAGGCCTCGCCTCCGCAGACCGTTTATCAAGACGACTTGGAACCGGAAGCAATCCCGGCTTATTGATATGGAAGGACAGACACCGGATCAATTGGCTATAAATTTTCTATCAAATTTCATAGAAGGTGAGCCAGACGAGATTGGTTCAATGTTGATTACCCATGCATTGAGCGAATTGATCTGCGCTCTAGTGCAAGAAACGGTAACCATCCTCCATGAGGAGCAGAGGACAATCCATTGAGTAAAGTTAAAACCCGCAGATACAGTTGGAAAGAGTTGTGCGAAAAGGCCGCTGGCCCTGAACAGCCAGTTCCTGTCTACAACTTCCCCAAAAGAAAATTGTTTGAAAACCCACACCGACCTTATGGGCCAAAAAAATGAATCTTGAAAAGATTAAAGAGATGTGTAAAGCGAATCCTAAAGGCGCAGTAGTTATAGGCATTGTCATAATTCTCGTCGTGGTAGCCGTATTCCAGTAATGAAAGTTCTTATTGACGCCCATAAAGGGAGCATGATGCAGGAGGCGACGATGATGAGTCTTGTAAAGAACGTCGCCGATACCTTGGAAAAGCATTACCCGGGACACGCATGGGCGGTAGGGCCAAGCAACGATTACTCGATGCTGGCTATTTGGAACGAGGCGCTTTCAATGAAGTACGGTATGTGGATCAGGGTTAATGAGATTGATCCTGAATATAAGAATGTGATGCGTTGGGCAGGAGAGTTGCTTGAACGCGCCAAGGTTACCCGCGGCGGCGCAAACCCGGAAGAACTTCAAAACCTAAACCGGGATGTCATGGGTGAGGTCAAATTCGATGAATGAAGATGTCCCAATTAACTTAGACGAGGAGCGGTCGCCTTGGATTAAATTGGCGAAGGATGCATATGAGTCATCCACGTCATACCTTGATGCAAACTATCGTCGGCAGTGGGACAGGAATATTTCACTGTTCCAGTCTAAGCACCCGTCTGGCTCAAAATACCACAGCGCACAGTACCAACACCGCTCAAGGTTATTCAGGCCGAAGACACGGTCATCTGTACGAACCAACGAGGCCGCAGTTACAGCGGCCTTTTTTGCGACCGAAGATGTTGTATCTGTCTACCCACAGAACGATTCTGATGAAGAGCAGAGGGCATCAGCCAGCATATTGAAGCACCTCCTTCAGTATCGCCTGACCAAAACGATTCCGTGGTTTCAAACTCTAGTCGCGGCCTACCAAGAGGCCTTAGTTTTCGGTTCGGTGGTCTCCCACCAGTACTGGGAGTACAAAGAAGAAAAGGTAAAGACGAGAACCCCGGTTCTTGACCCTAACGGTAACCCCGTCCTAGACGAAGAGGGGAACGAACTTGAGGATGTAATCGAAGAGAAGCGTGTTGTAAAGGATTGCCCGTATGTACGACTGATCGCGGCTGAGAACTTCAGGATCGATCCCGCCGCAGACTGGTTAGACCCTATCGGAACCTCTCCCTTTGTGATCGAGATCATCCCGATGTATCTCCAAGATGTAGTGGAGAAAATGAGCAATATTGACCCCAAGACAGGTGAGCCGAAATGGAAGCGCCTGAAGTTGGGGGAACTTCTAGAGGCTTCAAAGAGGACTGAGTTTGACTCAACTCGTCAGACCCGACAAGGCAAGAGGCAAGACCCCCTCGCGGATCGGAAAGAGAGTATCTCCGAATACCAGACGATCTTTATCCATAAGAACATCATAAGGAAAAACGGGAAAGATTGGATTTATTACACGGCGGGTACTCAACATATGTTGACCGACCCCAAGCCGTTGCGCGAAGCCTACCCTCATCTAAGAGAGGGTGAGCGCCCCTATGTCATGGGCGGCTCGGTTATCGAAGCGCATAGAACATACCCAACCTCTCTGATTGAACTAACCCAAGACCTACAGACTGCGGCGAACGATATTGCCAACCAGAGATCGGACAACGTCCAACTGGTTCTGAATAAGCGTTATCACATCCGTCGCAGTGCCAACATTGATATCCATGCCCTGAAGAGAAGTGTTCCGGGTGGCTCGGTGATGATGGACGATCCGCATGGTGACGTGGCTGTTATTGCTACGCCAGATGTCACCAGTTCGGCTTACGAAGAGCAGGATCGACTTAATGTAGATTTTGACGATATTGCTGGGAACTTTTCTCAAGGAAGCGTTCAGAGCAATCGCATGATGAATGAAACAGTTGGCGGTATGGAGATGCTCTCCTCAAATGCCAACTCCATGATCGAGTACATGATTCGCACGTTTGCTGAGACATGGATGGAGCCGGTCGTCATGCAACTGATCCGCCTTGAGCAGTACTACGAGACTGATGAGGGTGTTTTACAGGTTGCAACCAATAGGGCAGAGCAGGAGAACAAGGAGGAACCCGGTTTCTACCAGAGGTTTACTGGCCCGGAAACAGACAACCTCTTACGCCATGAGATGACCGTTGGTGTCAACGTCGGAACAGGCGCAACCGATCCCGTTAAGAAAATTGAAAGACTACTTCTTGGTATCAGGACAATGGGCGAGATTAACCCTGACCTGATTAACTTCCTTAACCAAGGGGAGATAACCAAGGAAGTCTTTGGCGCTCTTGGATATAAAGACGGGAAGCGGTTCGTTGCCGAGGAAGAGCAGACCCGTATCGATATGCTCGTCGGCCAGATCGAAGAGTTAAGCGGTGTGGTTCAGCAACTTACGGATCAAGGCGCTGGGAAACAGATCGATGCTGAAGCCAGAATCCTTTCTGCACAGATTAAGGGTCAATCCGATATTCAGGCGGCTAAAGAGAAGGCAATGGGCGACGTGATGTCTACCCAAATAGCCACCGATGCCCGTGAACGCGCCGATGTGATGAAACAACAGGTTGGCGTTATCGAGGCCCGAATAAAGGCTGAGAAGAACGATATTGCCCGCGGAGAGTTGATCCTTCAGAAGGAGGCGTTGGTGCATAAGATGCTTCTGGAAGAGGACGCCGCTATTGGGGTCTCTCCGGGTAATGAAGAAGGAAAGCAGATGTCAGATGTTTTAATGAACGATAAGTACGGGAAAATTCCCGGCGCTGAAGGATAACAATTGATTGATGAAACCGAGTTGTTAATTGCGGAGGCCCGTCTTGGCATCCAAACGAAGCAATTTTTGAAGTCTCCTGTTGGCAAATTCATTGCAGGCCGTGCGCTCAAGGCAAAAGAAGAAGCCTTTGAAGCGTGGATAAATATAGAACCTTGCGATGAAGACGCTATCAGGGAACTTCAATTTCGCGCTAGGTTGCCTCAGATAGTCGTTGCATGGCTTGACGAGGCAATTAACCAAGCAAAACACGCAGAAGAGACTCTTAATGAGTTTCGGGAGTAAGCATGGACGCTATCCAAAAGGACGTGGACTCAGAAGTTAAACCAGAAAAAGAAAGCCTCACTGATCATCAATCAGAGATCGAGCGAATCGCTGAAAAGGTTCACGAAGATCACGAAACAGAAGGACTGAACTTAGAAGGGGCGGAAGAAACACCAGACCATGAAGAGGATCGCATCGCGGTTCCTTTGGTCAAGAAAGGTGAATCTTGGTACGCAACTGCCAAAGTGAACGGTGAAGCCGTTGACGTTGAATGGGATGAAATACTAGCCCAGTACCAAAAGAACTCTTCTGCCGATAAACGACTTCAAGAGGCCGCAGAACGGCAACGAGAGTTGCAAGATTATGAGGCCAAACTGAACGCTTATAGGGTAGACCTAGAAGCAAAAACCCGTCAGCCATCCTCGGACGCTGACACTCAACAATCGCCATCCTCGGACGCGACTGATGCTCTTTACGAGCAATATCACGATGCCCTCTTTCAGGGCGATGAAAGTAAAGCAAGCAGTTTGCTGAAAAAGATTCGCTCCGCAGAGAAGCCCAGCCCACAAGTTGATGTTAGTAGCATCATCGAGCGGACGAAAGCAGAGATGCGGGAAGAGGAGAAACAGGCCAGAGAACGGGGATACGAACTCCGTCGCAAGCAAGCAGTCGATATGTTCAATACTGAATACCCCGACGTTGCTGAAGACAGTTCACTTCTCGCAGTTGCTGACCGACGTTCTGCTGAACTTTACCAAGAAAATCCTACCCGAGACCCGTGGGACATTATGAATGAATGTGGCGAATACGCCCGTACATGGTTAATGAACTACGTTGAAAAACTGGGCGGAGAATCGAAGGAGGTTGTGCGTCAAGAACGCAAGCAGGACATGGAGGAAGTCACCCCCAAGAACGTCAGAGCCAGCATTGGTGAAGACGAACAGGAGATGACCTACTCCGACATCATATCGGAAATGAAACAAGGTAGGGGACAACCCGCCTAGTTTCTTCTTTAACTATCAACAAAGGTACTAAGCATGGCTGGTCAAGTCTGGGGAACCAATACCCTCGGTGGGTATATGTACTCCCTAACACTGTCCAAGGAATTGCGAATGTCCCTGCGTCCGATTGTTAAATTCCGTCAGTTCGCGGATGTCAAGGATGCCGCTCACCAAGGTCTAAACAAAGGAGATACGTTCCACTGGAACGTGTACTCCACTGTTGCGACAGGTGGTGCGGCTCTCACCGAAGGCACTGCGATTGCTGAAACGAATTTCTCAATCACGCAAGGAACCATGTCCGTTACGGAATATGGGAACAGCATTCCTTTCACCTCCAAACTCGATGATTTGTCTGAGCATCCCGTTAACTTATTAGCGGCATAAGGTAGAAATACTTTACTGAAAACTCTGTGAATTCGGGGAAACTCTCTAACGAGACAATCCCGAGCGAAGCCCCGTAAGGGGAACGTGTAACGACCATCCCGAAAGGGAGTAGGCCCAAGTGGGCCGAAGCGCAGAGCATCCGAAAGGATGGTGATATGGTCTGCTCTTACAGGTGACTGTAAGCAGTTCTAAAGAACGGTTTAGGGAGTAACGCACCTAAACGAACACAAGGTAAGGAGATAATTCACAAGGTCTTAAAGATAGACGCGGCACAGGTGCTTGACGGTTTGGTTGCAAACCAGATCGACACAACTCCTTTGCGCGTTGTACCCACGGCGGGAACGGCAACCGATGCGGTTACCCTAACCACCAACGGTACGGCTACTTTGACCAACAACGTAGCGCTAGGCAAGGATCACGTCAAAGCCATCGTCGATAAAATGAAGGAGCGTAATATCCCTTCTTATGAAAACGATGACTATTTCTGCCTTGCATGGCCTACCACGTACCGCACCCTCAAAAACAACTTGGAGTCGATCAATAAGTATGTCGAAACCGGGTTCCAGATGATCCGCAATGGTGAAACTGGCCGTTATGAGGGAGTCCGTTTTGTCGAGCAGACGTATCGTGCCAAGGGCGGAGCCGCCGCTGGTATGGGTACTGCCGCTGGCGCATGGACTAACAGCCTGTCGGACTGGGCAGTCTTCTTTGGCTCCGATACGGTTGCTGAAGCGGTTGCAATTCCCGAAGAAGTTCGTGGAAAAATTCCGACCGACTTCGGTCGATCCAGAGGTATTGCGTTAAGTACTAGCGCCATTCACTAGAAATAGTGATTTGCAAACTTCGTGAATTCAAGGGATACCCTAACGTAAAGTCGAGGGCAATCTTGAGCCAAGCCGGGAAACCGGAAGGTGCAACGACTATCCTGTAAAGGAGTAGGAACCAAGCGGTTCCGAAGCGCGAAGAACCCGAAAGGGTTGTGACATAGTCTGAACTGTATGGACAACATACAGCAGTCCGAAAGGGCGGAACATGATTAGCGATCATGTTTGAACATAATTGGGTACTACTTAGGAGGCGCTGGCCTCGTTCACTCTACTGCATCTGAAGCCCGCGTTGTTATGTGGGATTCGGCGGCTTAGGGGGTACGTTATGGCACAGTCAACTCAAGGAGTCGGCGTAAAGTCAGGTCTTTCGGATCAGCAGAAGATCACCTCTTCCCTAAAGGAACTGGGCCTTGCCTCTACCGGCAAGAACCAGCGCCCGATGGGCGTGGGTACTTCTAGCAAAGCCCCGCAAGGGACTACGTTAGACCCAAAGCGTTAAACCGCAACGAGAGAAGGGGGGCATTAGCCCCCCTTTTTCTTTCAGGAACACACATGGACAAAATCAAATACAAAGTTGGCTTTGAATCGAAAGCCGAAACAAGCGATTCATCCATCTCTTGTCGCATGGGTTGGGATCAGCCGAAAGAGGCCCACCATGTCGAAGGCGAAGAGTGGGAATCTGGCGTTGTTTATCCGCAACCGATGAATGGCTCTGTCTATATGGCATGGACATGGCCGACAACGGTTCGCAAAGTTTTGAATAAGGCGTAACTCATGCCAGTTGACGCTGATGTAGCGGATGGATATGGGGCTGGCGGAGTAGGCGCTGGCATGGGGTCAGGAACCGGCGGCCCGGAGGGTGGCCCTGCAAGTGCGAGTAATCCGGGGGTATCGACAGGACAGCAGGAGCATGGCCGTGGCCTTGCCCACGGTGACTCTGCCGTGGCTGATGCCGCCCGAGATGCCATGCGTGGATGGGATTCATCTCCCCTTTCCAGTTTTGGCGCTGGATCACCTACAGGCACTCACCCAGACCAAGACGTACCGGGATTTGGCGCTGACGATGTCGATTATGGCTTTTACGATGCGTATCCGGGTACGCAGTTTAGCCCGATGGAGTTTGGGCCTCAAGGATATCAAAGCCCACACGAATCGTTTTCTGGGTACGGAAATTTTGGGGACGGTTTAAGTCCAATGGGTCACTCTGGAATGCTCGGTAAGAGGGGAGTTTTCGGGCCTTCACAGCAGGAAATAGAAGCCATGGTAGAGAATGCGGCGAACGCCGCTGTCTCTAGCGCACTTGGCTTTGATGCTGACCTTGCTAATACTACCGGGGCGACAACCCCCGCACCTCAAGACACTTTTGATGCTGACCTTGCTAATACTACCGGGGCGACAACCACAGCACCAACCACAACACCCCCACCACCCCAAGTCAGCAAGTACGACCAAAAACAGTTCTACTCCGCCCTTGATGATCCAAATGGTTCGCTTAAAGCCAAAGATTTAGAGATGCAGGGTTTTATGAGTCATATTGAACGCCCTAATTACGCGAATCAAGGGTTCCTTGCAAAGACGTTTGGCATTCTTGGGCCGAAACTCCAAGAGCATCAACGGGTAACACAAATAGAAAATTTTCTGGCTAAATCGGGTACTCAAAAAAGTATACAAGCCCTTAATAATTCGTATACCCACTACATGAACGAGAACCCGCACCTCGACCATTTGCTAAAAGCCCCCGGAGTGAAAGCAATTAGGGGCTTAATGTCTAAACTTGGGATGCCGCACCAGTACACTCACCCCACCGTCCAAGCCTTGTACGACAAGATGGAAAAATTGGGCATGATCGATAATCGCCCAGAACAAGAATTGTGGACTGAAGCCCAAAAGAAGGCCGATTGCGAGAGTAAGCCGGGGTGGAGATGGGATACTGAGGCTAAAGCCTGCGTACCGATAAATCAGGAGTCGGACGGGCAATACAACCCATACCTTGGAATACTTGGTTGAAGGTTACCCATATCCCTGAAAAAAAATGGCAAGATTTAAGCAACGAAGAAATAGGGGGGAAGAGGGATAACACTGTCTGTTTAATTAGGTACGGCGGTTTTGGAGACTTAATTCAGATCAGTTCTATATTCCCGTTGCTAAAAGAACAGGGGAAGAAGGTCTGTGTCAATGTCACCGAGAATGGACTCTCCATCTTAAAGAACGATCCTCACATTGATGAGTTGTTGGTTCAAAAGACAGACCAGATTCCTAACGAAGAACTTGGCCCATATTGGAAAAGGCTTCGCAGGATATTTCCCAGTGTCATTAATCTGGGCGGCATTGTCGAACAGGGACTTTTGGCGATCCCCTCAGACCCAATCTACAAGTGGCCTACCGAGAAGCGTCATAAGAAGTTAAACAAGAATTACGCTGAGACTCTTCACAACAAGGCCAGAGTTCCGCACGTTTTTAAGACAAAGTTCTATCCAAGTGCTTCAGAAAAGAAGTGGGTTGCTGAACAGCGAAGGAATATGCGACTTGGTTCAGGTCACTATGTGGTGGTGGTAGCCCTATCAGGCTCATCAGTACATAAGTCTTACCCATACATCGATGCGATTATTGCCTGCTATTTATCGTCCGAACCGCTGGCAAGGTTCGTGCTTGTTGGCGATAAACTGTGTCAGATGCTTGAGATAGGCTGGGAGAAAGAAGACAGAGTGTTCTGCCGCAGTGGGAAATGGAGTATTAGAGAAACACTGGCGTTCACTCAGCAGGCCGATCTTGTGGTTGGGCCAGAGACAGGTGTTCTGAATTCAGTCAGTGCAGAAGATACTGCCAAGGTGGCCTTACTGAGCCATTCCTCCGAAGAGAACTTGACGAAGCACTGGGTCAACACGACAGCCGTCACCCCAGATATAGATTGTTACCCATGTCACAAGTTGCACTACGGCTTCGATAGTTGTAACAGACATGAGGAAACAGGCGGCGCAATGTGTGCCGCAACAACTGACCCTAAAAGAGTAGTTGATGCAATTGACTACCACTGGAATTTAAGAAATGACTTATCTAGAACTCTGTCAAACGGTTAGGCAAGAAGTCGGTATATCCGGCACAGGGCCAAGCACCGTACTCAGCCAAGAGGGCCAGTTAAAGGTTATTGTTGATTTCGTCGCGGAAGCCGATTACCAAATACAAAGCCTTTGGCATGACTGGAACTTTCTTTGGTCGCAATATTCTTCGACGCTTTCTACCGGAACAAGAGCGCCTGCGACAGCGAAGCCTACTGATTTCAGTAATTGGGATATGAGGTCATTCTTTCTTGATTACACCTCTGACGATTCTGTAAGCCTAACCCCTATGTCATATGTAGAGTGGAGGGACTCACTTCGGCAGGGTACAGCGACAAACGCCACCCCGTCCTACGTTGTAGTGCAACCCGACAACAACCTGATTGTTGACCCACCTCCCGATAAGTCTTACACCATCACGGCTGACTACTGGTGTACGCCGACAAGGCTGTCTGCGAACTCTGATACGTCTGCGATCCCCGTTCAATATCATCGCGTTATCGTGGCGAGAGCCAAGACGATGTGGGCAGAGCGAGAAGAGGCTCCAGAGATTCTTCTAGGCTCTGTTGCAGAGTATCAAGACCTACTCGATAAGTTGGAATCTCAATCCCTGCCGGGCCAAAGAAATAGAAGATTCGGCAATCTTGATGTTAACGAAGTCATACAGCCAATATGACAAATATTTATGCCGAAATTCTAAATAGGAGTTCCTTTCCCGGTTCGTCAATGAAGGCTAAGTATTTCCCTTTTGTGGGAGGCGAGATACTGACAGACCCGGCTCTATCTCAACCTCCCGGTAGCCTCTTATACGGAAAGAATTATGAGGTCTACCCCGAAGGCGGCTACCGAAGAATAGACGGGTACGAGAGATACGATGGTCGTACAAAACCGTCAGAAAGCCTTTATTACATCCTTGAGTTCGACACCGGAACGACGGCGGCAGTTGACACTGATACGATCACCGGGGCCACATCTGGAGCGACTGCTGAACTCATCGCAGATGCAGTAGTTGAAACCGGGACATATGGTGGTAGCGATGCTGTCGGGTATATGGCTGTGGCGCTACTCACAGGCACTTTCACAGTAGGTGAGAATATTCAAGTCAGCGCCTCTACGGTTGCTGTGGTTAAAACTGCTGAAAACGCTCTCGGCGCAACGACCGATGCGCTTGACGACACTTACTCGCAAGCGTCTATCGAACGGGCACGATCTAAGATTGGCACAGTAACCGGATCAGGCCCAATACGCGGCGTGTGGTCGTACAGCGGGAATGTGTACGCCTTTAGGGATAATGCTGGCGCAACCGAGTGTAAGATGTTTAAAGCGTCCTCCTCTGGTTGGGCGGCAGTTGACCTTGGCCAATACATCAAGTTTAACACCGGCTCTGTCGCCGTTTCCGAAGGAGATACACTAACTGGCGCTACATCAAGCGCAACCGCCACTGTCAGACGTGTTGCAATCAGAACTGGCACGGTTGGTGGCAGTGATGCAACCGGCGTGTTCGTCCTTACAGGTGTAACAGGCACGTTTCAGTCTGCGGAAAATCTGCAAGTCAGTGCCTCTACGGTAGCCGTGTCTACAAGCGCACTGGTCACTGTTGCGCTAATTCCCGGTGGAAGATACGAGTTCGTCAACTACAACTTTGGCGGCTCTACCTCAACCCATCGGATGTATTGGGTTGACGGGTTTAACACAGCCTTTGAGTTTGATGGGACGTATGCTGTTCCTATTTTTACGGGGATGTCGGTTGACACACCGAAACATCTGGCCGCGCACAAGAAGCATCTCTTCCTTGCTTTCCATAAGGGGTCGTTACAGCACTCTTCTATCGGGGATGCCTATGGCTGGAGTGTGGTAACAGGTGCGTCAGAGATAGGGACTGGCGGAGAGATAACCGGACTGCAAGTGCAAGCCGGTGATGCTATGGCTGTTTTCAATCGTAACCGAATATATATCCTGTACGGGGCTAGTTCATCAGACTGGAACCTGAAGACGTTTTCTAACGAATCAGGCGCTAGTGAATATACCCTGCAACACCTTACGGAAACTATGTTTCTGGATGACCGTGGTGTAACCACTCTTTCCGCTGTAAACGCTTACGGCGACTTCGCGATGAACTCCATCAGCAAGAAGATCAGGCCAATTATCTTTGATAAGAAAGGTTTATCAATCGCGTCAGTAAGAGTGAGGGCGAAAGGCCAATACCGCCTGTTCTTCAATGATGGCACTGGGGTTTACGCGACATTCTCTGGGAATAAGATTGCGGGGTTTATCCGCGTCGATCTGGATAAGGTTGTTTACACCATCTGCTCTGCTGAAGATTCATCGGGAGATGAAATCCTGTTCTTCGGATCAGATGATGGGTATGTCTACCAGATGGATAAGGGAACGTCTTTCGACGGCTCCGCTATTGAGGCGATGTTGCGGTTCTCTTATTACCACTTCGATACACCGACGAGAGATAAAAGATTCCGAAAAATTCAGTTTGAGATGTCGGCAGATTCAAGCATCTCGCTCCAGTTCTCTCCCGACTATTCGTACTCAGACCCGAACGCTCCAGAAGCCAGAACCAGAAGCCTATCTATTGATGGTAGCGGCGGCTACTGGAACATTGACAACTGGGATACCTTTAACTGGACAGGGCAGATTATCTCAACCTCAGAAGAAAATCTAGACGGGATCGGAACCAACATGGGAATGCTGATCTTGTCTGAAGCAACTTATGAACAGCCTCACATCCTACAGGGTGTGACGGTGCATTACAGCCCAAGGAGGGTACGCCGTTAATGGCTAACGATTATTACACTAGGCAAGGCTCCTACACGAAAGGAACTCTTGCAAGAGGCGACGTTGTTAAGAGTGATTTCGATGCCCTCGTTACGGCATGGGATACGGGCCAAACAAATATAAAACGCGCATTAAAACTGCCCGATGAGGGATCACCTCAGACGGATTGGGAGATCACCGAAAACGCCACAAACAGGGCAAGCAAGGCTATAGGGTTCGATAGTTCTGGTGACCTAGAACTTCAGACCGGAGTTGGTAGTTGGGAAGGGACTTGGGCGACCACTACTGCATACGAATTACGGGATGTCGTGGTAGACGGAGCGGCTGGAGCCAGTACCGATAATCTCTATGTCTGTATCGT